GAAACATTCAACCGAATTAGCAGTGATCTAAAATCATCTGCAAAACCTGTTGCTGATGTTGTCGGGCGTGCTTTCCCTGATGAACCGTTAATGAATTGGCATACTTCAGGTGGGAGACTTTCAAGCAAGTCACGCCTACCTCCTTACAACGGTGGCTCGGCTAAAAGCAAAGTGAAGGTTGCGCTGAGTACGAAGAAGCCAACTGGCATAGGTCAGCATGGTTTGATTCGTTTGCAACAGATGGATGCTGGTGGGCAAGTATATGATTCGGCTGGAGCACAAACAAAGGCTGCTCGTGGTGCTAGTGCTTCCGCTGGTCAAAAGTTTATTGCCAATCTTGACAAGCGTTCGGTTATACAATCTTCAGGAGAGAAATACCGTTCACGCATCATGTATCCTTTCACAAAAAAGAATCTTCCATTAATTGAAAAGGCTATTGAAGTTTCAATTCGCAAGATTGATGGTGAAGTGCAGAAACGATTGAACGGATAGCATCATGGCAGTTGGCGTAAACATAGTCTCTACCTTTGACAGTAAAGGAATTCAAAGGGCTATTAAAGATTTTCAAAAGTTGGATGGTGCAGGAAATAAAAGTGCGTTCGCACTAAAAACTTTTGATCAGGCTGCAAGCAACGGTATAAAGAACCTTGCGAAGATGGGTGCGGCTGCTGGTATTGCTGCTGGTGCTATTGGCTACAAACTTGCTTCAGCAGCCTATGAATCACAAAAAGTAATGGCACAAACAGAAGCAGTAATCAAAGCAACTGGCGGTGCTGCTGGTGTTACCGCTAAACAAGTTAGCGATCTGTCAGAAAAATTGGCGATGCAGATTGGTGTTGATGATGAGTTGATTCAGACTTCAGCAAACTTGCTTCTTACTTTTAAGCAAGTACAAAATCAGGTTGGTCTTAACAACAACATTTTTGATCAGGCTGTTATTTTGTCTCAGGATTTGGGCAATGTTTTTGGTTCTGCTGATGCTGCCGCTATGCAGTTGGGTAAAGCGTTAAGTGATCCCGAGAAGGGTATTACTGCTTTGCGTAGGGCTGGTATTAACTTCACTGATGCACAGAAGGAACAGATTAAAACTTTGGTGCAATCTGGTGATGTGTTGGGCGCACAGAAGTTAATTCTTGCCGAGGTTGAATCTCAGGTTGGTGGTACTGCTGCGGCTACCGCTACAGGTTTTGACATTATGCGTGTGGCTATTGGCAATGTGGCTGAAGAGTTTGGTGCAATCTTGATTCCATACATAGAAAAGTTTGCCACCTTTGTTACCACTAAGGTTGTTCCATATTTAAGCAATCTCGCTGATGTTCTTGGCGAGGGTGGTGTTGGTGCTGCTATCAAACTTTTGGCAGAAGATTTTTTAAACATGACTACAAACATGGGTAAAACTGGAAACATTATTTTAGGTATTGCTACAGCGTTTCTGATGTTAAAGGCTGCCACTATTGCTTTCACTATCGCCCAAAGCGCAGCCACGATTGCTACTGCTGCGTTCGGTATTGCTTTGAACGCTACAGGCATTGGTTTGGTTGCTGCTGCCATTGCTGCTGTTGTTATTGGTTTGATTGCTTTGTATGTAAAGTTTGAGGTTGTTCGCAAAGCGGTGGGCATGTTTGGTGATGTTTTGAAGTTTGTGTTCGTTAATACTGTTACGGCTGTTCAAAACTATTTTATTTCGTTTATCAACTTGGCGATTATGGGTGTGAACATTCTTATTAAGGCAGCGAACTTATTTGGTGCAGATATTGAAGAAGTTGGTTTACTTGGATACAAAGCATTTACTGGTATTGGTAACGCTGCTGAAACTGCTAGCAAAAAAATTGGTGCTTCACAAAAATCTATTGACACTTACGGTTCTCGTTTGGATGCATTGGCAGCAAAATATGGCAAAGTTAAAACAGGAACAGATGGTGCTTTTGGTGGTGTTGGTGGTGGTGCTGCTAAGACTGTTGAAACTGCGGCAGAGAAACTGCAAAAATATATTGACAAGTTAAAGGGTTTGACACAGGCACAGCGTTCATATCGTGATTCACAAAAGGGTGTATTGAAAGCCGATACCGATTTGTTGGAAGCAAAAACAAAACTTGCTGACGCACAGGCATACATGAATCAAGTGTTGAAAGGTTATGGCGCTGGAAGCAAGCAGGCTAAGGATCGTCAAAAGGAATTGGATAAGGCGCAGCGTAGTGTTGAGCGTTCCAATTATGATGTTGAAGGTGCAGTGTTTGCTGTTAAGGATGCTGAAGCAGAGTTAGCAAAGTTGCGTGCTGATCCTGAATCATCTGCACAAGCAATTCGTGAAGCAGAAATTAGTTTGGCTGAGGCAAAGTTGGCTGTTGCTGATGCAACCGATTCACAAACAGATGCCACGAATGAACTTTCTACAGCACAACTGTTGTTACAAGAAGCAATTAATGGTGCATCGGAATCAAGTGACACATATTTGGAGGCTGCTAAAGCGTTAAAGGATGCGCAGATTGCGGAACGGGATGCAACGGATCAACAAACTGCTGCGTATGAACGGCAAAAAGATGCGTTGGATGCACTTACGAAAGCGCAGGAAGAGGCTACTGCTGCTAAGACTGGTGTCAAGCCTGCGGATGCGGCGGCTGCTGAAGCGGCTGCAAATGCGCCTGTAGTTATTGGTGGCGCACCTGTAGCACCTGTAGCACCTGTTAGCACTGGCAGCCCACTTATGGATTCTGTGTTGGATCGTTTTACTGGTAGGGCTCGTGAGTTGATGTTAGAGCGTGGCGGATTTACAGCCTTTGCTGATGGCGGTGTTGTTACCAGTCCGATGATGGGTCTAGTCGGGGAGGCTGGCAGCGAGGCAATTATTCCTCTTGATCGTTTGGGTGAGTTCGGTGGTCAAACAATTAACATCACTATCAATGCTGGTATTGGTACGGATGCGGCTGCTGTCGGTGATGAGATTGTGAATGTGTTGCAACGCTATAACCGTAGGAATGGTGCATTACCGTTGAAGGTGGCGTAATGGCTACAACGATGGCTTGGGGTGAAGAGATCCAAGTGATTATGGAACTTGGGTTTGAAGTAAACTATTTTACGCTCAACGATGTAACGCTTGGTGTGTTAGATGGCGAAGGCAGACTTGATGGAACTTTGATCGGTGACGATGTTGCCGAATATGTGCAAGAAATATCTATTAGTCGTGGGCGTTCTGACCAGTTGCAAACCTTTAATGCTGGTACAGCAACAATCACTTTGTTAAATAACGATCGCCGTTTTGATCCGATCAATGAAGATTCACCCTATTGGAATCCAGTAACAAACAAATCTGGTGTTACACCACGCCGTAAAGTAACCATCAAATCTAATGGTGTTCCTTTATTTATTGGGCGCATCACCGATATTGATGTTGTTTACAATCCGCAACGATCAACTGCATCTATAGATAATTCAACCGTGACGATCACAGCAGCAGATGACTTCGTGTTATTGGCAAACACTTTTATCGGTAACGCTATTACGCCTTCGGCAGAACTGTCTGGCACACGAGTAACAAACATTCTTGATCTGCCTGAAGTGGCTTACCCTGCGACCCGTAACATTGATGCTGGCACAGCAACTTTAGGTGGTGGTGCAACTTTTGAGATTGCTGCGAACACTAATGTTCTTTCCTATCTACAGAATGTGGCTATTGCTGAACAAGGCTATTTCTATGTTGCCGCTAATGGTGACATCACTTTTACGGATCGTGTGTCAGCATCGTTTGCTTCTGTGTCAGCAACCTTTAGTGATCAGGCAGGAATCAATCTGCCTTACACGGGGCTGTCAGTTTTGTATGGTCAAGAGTTCCTATACAACAAAGTTGTTGCTTCTGTTGAAGGCGGCACAGATCAGACTGCTAACGATGTTGCTTCGCAAACTGAGTACGGTATTTCTACTTTGAATCTGTCAGGGTTGTTGTTGTCTGATAACGCTGCTGCAAGCACTTTGGCTTCTGATCTTTTGGCAAGATACAAAGAACCTGTTTACCGTTTTGACAAACTGCAAACCATCTACAACCTTTTAGATTTAGGGCAGCAAGCAGATGTAACGAATTTGGAGATCGCTGATGTTATTGACATCACCCGAACCTACCCAACTGGCAGCCCTGCTTCCGTCACTTTGGCTTACAGCATTGAATCCGTGAAGCACTCTATTACGCCATCATCTCACAGGGTTGAGATCGGTTTGGCAGTAGCAGATTTGGTGTACCCATTCATTTTGAATGATGCCATTTACGGTGTCATGGATAGCACGAACGCTTTACAGTAGAGTACACTCGGAGGCACTATGGCAGGCGCAGGCGCAAAACTCTTTGTAAGCGGTGATGTACTTACAGCCGCACAAGTCAACACCTATCTAATGGATCAGGCGGTGATGCGTTTCGCTAATGCCGCCGCACGCACAGCCGCTTTCGGTGGTGCTGGCGAACCAGTTTTGGCTTCAGGCATGATGAGTTATCTGATTGATACTGCAAGCGTGGAAGTGTATAACGGTAGTGCTTGGGTCGCTATCGGTGGTGGCGCAGACATTTTACAAGTGCAAGTATTTTCTTAGGAGATAACAGATGGCAACATTTACTAAACAAAAACTGTCAGGCTCAACTGACGGTCTAGGAATCAAAGTCACTGGTACAGGTACGGGTTCAACCGTGACGGTTCATACTGCTGTTGCTGGAACAACCGTTGGAACTTTTGATGAGATTTGGATTTATGCAGTAAACACTTCTGCATCGTCAGTCAAACTTACGATTGAGTGGGGTACTGCTACTGCTGCTGACGGAAACATTGAAGTCACCGTTTTACCTGAGGCTGGTTTGGTAACAATAATTCCTGGACTTATTTTGCAGAACGCTAAAGTGGTGAAGGCTTTTGCTGGTACTGCTGATGTGATTTTGCTTACTGGCTTCGTTAATGCGATCACGGCGTAAGTTATGCCTATTCCTTCAGGATATACAAGCGGTCAAGTAGTACAGGCTGTACCTAGTTTGTCGGCGTATGCCGTGACTAGTTCTACTCGCCCTTCTTCACCGTTTGATGGTCAGATTATTTCGGAGACTGATACAGACTCACTGCAAATCTATAAAGGTTCTGCGTGGGGTAGTGCAAGCGGTCTTGTGTATATTACGGGCGCAAGTTTTGCGAGTGCGACAACTATCAGCATGGCGGCAGGCGTGTTTACTTCTACTTATAAGACTTACCAAGTCATTTTTCAGATTACTAGCGGTTCGGATTGTCAAATTAGTGCGAGAGTAAATAACGCAGGAACACCAAGAACAGGTGCATTTTATGTTGGTTCGAGTGTCAGGAACTCATATTTTACAGATGTTGAGTATTCCAAATCTAATAACGCAACTTCATTAAACTTGTGCGCTAATGCGTCAGGTGGTGGTTGGTTTGCAAATCTAAACATGACAGTATTTGACCCGATGAACGCAAGCACACGCACACGATTTTATGCGGCAGGCGTTGGCGCAAATAACTCAAATGAGGTTGGGCCTGTTTATGCTGGCGGCCTATACGGAACAACAGCAGAAGCAAACGATGGCTTGACTTGGATTGCTGGCGCCGCCGTTACAGGTTTTTATCGTGTTTATGGACTTAGCGAAAGTTAAAACAATGACAAAACCACTTATACAAATTGGTGACGAAATCCGTGAGATGACCAAAGCGGAACATGACCAGCACAAACTTGATCTAGCCGAATGGGAAGCACAAGCCGAAGCACAAGCCGCTAAAGCAGTTGCTCGTGAAGCGTTGCTGACCCGTTTAGGTATCACTGCTGCTGAAGCGCAACTGTTGTTGGGGGCGTAATGCCTAGGACTCGTGACACGGGATACATTTCCGCATACCCAGTAATCGTTGGCTACGCAGGAACAACTCTTAGCGTTGATTATCTTTTAGTCGGTGGTGGGGGTGGCGGTGGAGTAGGCGGAGTTGATGCAAACGATTATGCAGGCGGTGGCGGTGGTGGTGGCGGCTTTGTTACTGGTTCAGGCATTGTTGGTGTAGGAACATACACAGTAAAAGTTGGTGCTGGTGGTGCTGGTGGAAACAACACAGCAAATGGATCTAACGGAACGGCATCATCTTTTCTAAGTTCTGCCAATGGTGGCGGTGGCGGTGGAATGGGTCGTGTGCAAGGCGCAGTCGGTGGTTCGGCTGGTGGAAGTTCTATGGGAACAAGCACATCAGGTATTAGCGGCGAAGGTTCTGCTGGTGGAACTGGTACAGGTTTCCCTTGTAACAATGCTGGTGGCGGTGGTGGTGCTGGTGGTGCTGGCGGTAACGGTTCGGGTACATCAGGTGCGAATGGTGGTGCGGCAAGCACGAATAATTACACGGGTAGCACGATAAGTTATTCAGGCGGTGGTGGAGGTGGAGGTTCAACTAGTGGAGGTACGGGCGGCACTAACGCTGGCAACGGATCAACAAGTGCAGTGCCAACTGCGGCTACTGCTAATCGTGGTGGCGGTGGTGGTGGCAACAAATCTGCTTCTAACGCTGGTGGGGCTGGAGGCTCAGGTCAAGTAGTTATTCGCTACCTCACAGCAAGTGCAAGTGGCTTGACTATTACCGCTACAGGCGCAACATCAGGAACACCAACAGTGGATGGATCGTATTCATATTTCCAGTACACATCTACAGGAACATTCGTGGTGGCATAATGGCACATTTTGCAAAGATAGTTGATACAAAAGTCGTTGAAGTTATTGTTGTTTCTAACGACAATGCACCGACAGAAGCCGCTGGTCAAGCATTTATTTCTAGCATCGGTCTTGATGGTGATTGGATTCAGACTTCGTATAATCACAATATTCGTGGTCGGTTTGCTGGCATCGGCTACACCTACGATGCTGAATTAGACGAGTTCATAGCACCACCTCCACCTATTGAGGAATAAGTGCGTGGTACACGCTGGCTGATATTTGCGCCAGTAGCAATACTTGCGTTGTTTAGCAGTGTCACTCACGCTGAACCGATACAAGGTTTGAACACGACCTATTACACGATTGACGAGATACCACCAGTTCAGTCCACAACCGAATATGAGGAATGTGGTAGCGAGTTAGAGAACAACATCAACCGTTCGTATGACGGAGAACCGTATGAGAACTGCACAGGCGATTTGTTTATGGTGCATCTGACAGGGTTCATTGAGATCCCTGAACATGAAACGATTGAGTTTTGGTTGGCTTCTGATGATGGTGGTGAAGCAACTATTGGTGGTAATACTTGGGGTTTGTGGACTGATCAGGGTTGTTCGGCTTGGCAGTCAGGCAACCTGACGCTGGAGGCTGGAAGTGTTCCGCTAGAAGTTTGGATGTATGAGAACGGTGGTGGTACTTGTTTGATGTTGGCGTGGAAGATTGACGATAACGAATGGGAGATTGTTCCTGATTCCGCTTTCACAACCGAACCTTATGTGTCGGAAACAACTTTGCCTATAGAGACAACAGCAGTATCAACAACAGTAGAAACAACGACCACGATCCCATCCACCACAACATCTAGTTCAACCATTCCTTATGTGCAGACAACGGTGCTTCAGGCTTCAACAACTTCCGCATCCACGACTTCATCCACAACATCAACAACCACAACGACACCCATCCCCATAGAGGAAATCCAGCAACCCACCACAGGAACAACGACATCAACAACATGGGTTGAGCCTACGCCTGAAACAACTGTGGTGGATACCACGCTGCCTGAAGTGGTCACAAACCCTACTGATTATCCAGCCGATACCCTACCGTTTGTCACCACCACAGAAAGCCCACCAGAGCCGCCTGAGAGCGTTCCTGAGCCTTTGGAAACTTCTGTACCTGTAGAGCCAACCCCCACAACTTTACTTTTCCCTGATGGTACAGAACTGCCTGAGGCTTTATCGGATGAAGATTTTGATGCAGCCCTAGAGGATTTGGATGGGGCGTTACCTGATGAGATAACAGCGATTGTGGACACATTGTTGGAATCAGATTTGTCTAGTGAGCAGGCAACAGAACTGGTCACAAATGTTCAAGTGCTAACAGCCCTATCTTCCGATCAGGCAACACAGGTGTTCGCAGAGATTCAAGAAGCACAACTATCGGAAGCGGCAGCAGAAACGATTGCGGAAGCACTAAACAATCCTGATGTGCCACAAGAAGTCAAAGAAGCCTTTGAAGATGAGATCAACATTTTCGGCAACGATGGTTTCGCTAGTTATGTTCCTGTTGATTCCAATGTTTCTGTGGCTGTTAGACGCACGATTATTGCAGGCACTACAGTTCTTGTGGCAATGCCACCACCATCTGCAAGGCGTAGATAATGAAACAATATTTGACTGACAATGTTTGGGTTTGGGCTGGTACTGGTTTAGTGCTGCTTACCCTTTCGGGAACTACTTTGCGGCAGGCGTTGGCTATCACTTGCGTAACAGTTCTGATACATTCGTTGGCAACATTCCTCAAAAAAGGTGACACAGAATGAAAAAAGCACAAGACATTGCAGGCAGAATCATTGCGTTATTTCTCACGAACGCATTAGGAGTAGTTACTGGTGCTGCTGTTATCGCACCAGAGTTAGAGGTTTGGAAGTCTGCTGCTATCGCAGGTGCGGTATCGGTGTTCAAAGTTGTTGAATCATTGGCGAAAGCAAGTGTTGATGGCAAACTTACTAGCGAAGAAATTGATGTAGCGTTCGGTGCTACACCAGCAAAGATTGCTAAGAAGCGTGCGTTGGCAAAATGAAACGCCCGTACACAGGGAATAAAGATGGTGCGGCAACTGGTGAACATCCGCAACTGACTGCGTTGATGAAGGAACTGTTTAAGGCATATCCGAAAGCACTTTGGAATAATGGCAGTTGGGGCGTAAGAAATATGCGTGGTAAGGAAGCGTTGAGTGTTCACGCTACTGGTCGTGCGTGCGATATTTCGTGGCGCAACATGGGTGACGGTAAGCGTGGTGTTGCGAAAGGTGGAAGAAAGTATGCGACTGAAGCAATGGATTATTTGGTTAAGCACGCTGACGCTTTAGGTATTGAAATGATCATTGACTATTTCCCTGCACCACACGGCAGGGCTTCCAAGTGTGATCGCAATATGGCGTGGCAAAAGTATGACAAAGAGACTGTTCACGGTGCACCGAATGGCGACTGGTTCCATGTTGAAGTGGATGGCAAGAAGTCATCTGAGGAAATAAAAGCCGTGTTTGTGGCTAACCCACCTGCGCCTGTAGTGCTTGGTGCATAAATGGATACGGGGCTTGCTGCTGTTGCGGTCGCATTGATCACTACCGTTGGTGGAATCATTGTCGGATTTATGCAAGCCTTTAAGAAGGAAACGAAGGAAGCACGAGTGGAGAACCGTTTAGATCATCAGGTTGTGCAAGCACAATTAAAGATGATTCATAAGACTGTTAATCGTGTTGATGATCGTTTAGAGAAACACATTGACGAACACAGAGAAGGTGGCTATGGGAAAACTGTTAAAGCAGATAGAGGCAACGCCAGTTAATTCTGGTGGGAAACATTCCACAGTTGATTTGGCGATACAAGAATTACAGGGAGAGGACAGAGATGACTTGGTGTGCGCTTTGCGTAACCCAACAATTTCGGCAACCGTGTTATCGCAAGTATTGGCAAACAACAGTATTGAAGTAAGTAGAACAGCCATCAATCGTTGGCGCAACAGAGAGGGAATCTGATGAGTTTAGGAGATCAAATTGGTGAAGCATTAGAGATGGAAAACAATGGTGAGTTGTTGCGGTTGCGTAAGCAGCGTGACAGTTTCGCTAATCAGAATGTGCGCTTACAAACGAAACTGGATGAACTTGAAAAAGCGTTGTCGTTTGTTGATCTGGTGGATGGTTTGAGTGTTAAGCCTCCGATGTGGCTTGCACCTGCGAAACCGAAAAGCCATGCAGCAACTTTGGTGGTGATGCTTTCCGATACGCACTTTGATGAGGTGGTTAGCCCTGAAGAAATGGAAGGGTTGAACGCATACAACCGTGAGATAGCAATGATGCGCCTAGAGAAGTGGACACAGAATGTGATCAAGATGGCACGCCACTATCTGTCTGGTGTGAACTATGACGGCGTTGTTTTGATTCTTGGTGGAGACATTTTTAGTGGTGACATTCACGAAGAACTGGCACTCACGAATGAGGACACCATGATTGGTTCATTGTTGTTTTGGGCTGAACAAGTATCTGCTGCAGTTGAACTGTTGGCGACAGAGTTTAAGAAATGTCATGTTGTTTCTGTTGTCGGTAATCATGGCAGGACTACACGCAAACCAAGAATGAAGCAGCGTGTGAAAACAAACTTTGATTGGCTTCTAGCAAAGATGGTTGAGCGTAGTTTTACGAAAGATAAACGGGTCACTTTTACCATCCCTGAATCCGCTGATGCGTTGATACAGATTTATGATTACGGGCATCTAATTACTCATGGCGATCAGGTTTCTGGTGGTGGTGGTATCGGTGGGATCTATCCGCCAATTATGAGGATGAGAGCAAGGAAGCACGCACGCTACATGGTGACAGGTAAATCGTTTCAAACTTTGTGGCTAGGTCACTGGCATCAATACATTTCCACGCCATCTATGGTCGTGAATGGAAGTTTGAAAGGCTATGACGAGTACGCAATGCTGATGGGGTTTGGGCATGAACCACCACAGCAAGCGTTGGCGATTGTTACACCTGAAAGAAACATTACGATTCAGGCACCAGTGTTTTGTATGGATAGGAAGAAAGAAGGTTGGTGATGAGCGATCTCACTTATGTTGAAATTATTTGGCATGATGCGCACGCAGATGTAACTTCGTGGATTGAATTGGATGATTTGGATGATGAACCTTGCGTGGTTGTTTCTGTTGGTGTGTTGTTGCCTTCCGTAAAGAAAAATCATGTCGTTGTTTGTCAGTCATCTAATTCGCAAGATCAGTTTGATTGTGTTTTGGCTATTCCTGTTGGGATGATTAAGTCAATGCGTGTGTTGGGTGTCGGTGGACTTGAACCAAGTTGATCTGTAGGGTTTCGTTGTTACACGGTGTTCTCCTTCTCCGCCGTGTGATATGGGTTGAGCAGCCCCACTTCCTTTTTGGGGTGGGGCTGTTCCCCTGAACGCTGACTGGCAAAGGGTTTTAATGATTTGGTGACGGCGTGGGATTTGTGTATGCTTCATGTATGGGGAAAACCCCATACGAACCCTGAGGAGGGATTATGAATTGCGATTACTGTGGAAGCGAAGTTACAACTTCAGAAGTAACAATGACAGATATGGGTGATCAAGTTTGCAAACCATGTTTGGTTGGCAAGCCTATTAAAGTGGTAAAACCAAAAGTCGGAATGTCTGTATCAATGTCCATTGGATCAGATACATACCACGAAATCATTATGCGCATTACACGCAACGGAAAGACCATTGAAACATTGCCAGCAAAAAAAGTTTTGGAAGGTGTGTCATACGAGAACTGGACTAGCGCACCAGAAAGCATTCGCTTGACACATATCAACAACTTGCTTGCACGAGTTCTTGAAGCCCGTTTTGAAGAACGCAATTCAACACAACTGCAAAGCGTTTATACGATGCGCAGCAACGGAGAGTTTGCAAAAAAAGGGATGAACTGTGGCTGGATTACCTTAAACAGCACCCGTGAATATCTTGATCCATCTTTTTAAGTAGTCATTCGCCTAGCGCATTTGGCGTGGGATTCAATTCCAACTAGGCACAAGGCAATACCGCCGAAGTAGAATCTCTGAGGAGGGAATGAAATGGAAACAGCACAGAAGTTCAAACATCATCTGGTGCGCAAGCACAATCAGATTGGCACGAAAACAATTAAGGTGTTTTCTTTCAACAATTTTGTTGCAGCGAAATGTGAATGTGATTTGTTGAACCAGAAAGCAGCAGAAACAAATCCATCGTTCCGATTTGAAGTCATCACAAAGGAGGTGAAGTGATGAACCCTTCACAACAAGTTGCTGAAGCAATCGCAACACATGGCAGACCGCTTTGGGCTGCATATATTCCGTATCAAGTGCGTCAGCAAGTTCCGACTAGTGAGATTGGAAGGATGCTTGCTACAGCGCATCGTTCACCAGACAATGTGACGAGGGCAGACTTGTATGCAGACATCATTGAATGGTGCAGCAAGAATGTTTTTGCGGAAGCCACGATTCCTGTTCTGGTTGAGGTGTCAGGGTTGAGTGCGCCTTCGGTTCGCAAGTTTATTGGCGACAGGGTTGATCTGTTCCGTAAGTTGAGGCGTGGCGTGTGGGAAGTGCGTGACCCGAAAGCAGATAGGGCAGCAGCGAAGTAACTGTGTTACACCCCCGAGATAGAACTAAACCAAACAACAAACAGAGGAGAAACAAATGCAAGTAATACCGAAACAAAAACATGGCAGCAAAGATTGGTTGCTGGCACGATGGAAAGATGAGCAGGGCAGATGTGTCTTTGGTGCTTCTGATGTGCCTGCGTTGATGGGTGTGTCGCCATACAAATCTCGTGCAGCCTTGTTTGCTGATAAAACAAACGAACCTTTAGAGCAGCCATCCAACGCTGTGTTTGATCGTGGGAATGATCTTGAACCTGCGTTGATTGCTAGGGCATCAAAGCAACTTGGAACAAAGATCATTACACCTGAAGTGATCTACCGTGACGGGCGTTTATCAATCAGCCTTGATGGTGTGGATGATGAACAGTCACCGACTGTTGTGGTGGAAGCAAAGACAACTACTCGTTACAGCATTTACGAGTCATCAGATTTGCCTGCTGAATGGTTATGGCAAGGTTGGGCACAGCAAGCCGTGTTGGAAGTGCCCGTATGGTTTGTGGTACTTGATCGTGACCTGCGAATTAGTTGTGTTGAGTTGCCCGACAATCCGTTGGCGATTGATACTTTGCTGACCGAGACAGATGTGTTTGGTGGTTGGGTTGATAACAACACACCGCCGATGGATGAGATCAACAACTTTAGTGCTGATGACATTGCCCGAATCTGGCGTGTTGAACCTACGACAGTTGAACTTGATGCAACAGTTTTGGATTGGGTTGCTCAGTTGGAAGAGGCAAGAGCATTATCCAAGCAGGCTTCAGAGTTGGAAACCAAAGCGAAGGATGCGATTGCGCAGATGATGTTGGGCAACGAGATTGGCTTGGTTGATGGTCAACAAATAGTTTCGTGGAAGCAGCAAGCAGGGAAAGAATCGTTTGATGCTGCACGATTAAAGCAAGAACATCCTGAGATGGTTCAGGAATACACAAAGCAAGGAAACCCATATCGTGTGATGAGAACACACAGAAAGAAGGCAAAGTAATGGAAGAATTAAACACCCAACTACTGCGTGCAGTGCTAGAGCAGTACGCTGTTCCTGATCCAAAGATTGTTGGAACGATTCCACGCAACGGGATCAACCTTGCGTATGTTTCGCATGCTGATATCACACGCATCTTGATTGAAATTGATCCGTCTTGGAGTTGGCAGCCTGTTGCTTGGAATGATGGCAGACCTGCGATCCATGTTGAAAATGGAACTGCAACTATGTGGGCAACACTTACTCTTCTTGGCAAGTCTTTGTTAGGTGTTGGATCTGTTCGTTCAGACAAACCTGACATGGATAAAGAATTGATCGGTGACTTTTTGCGAAATGCTTCTATGCGTTTTGGTATTGCATTAAGTCTTTGGTCAAAACAAGACTGGTCAGACAACACAACAATCACTTCTTTGCCTACAGCGCAGCGTGCTGAAGAAGCAAAAAAATATGTTCCGAATCATCCTGCAAAGGGTGTTCCATCTCCGAAGGTTGTTCAAGACTTTGTTGATGATCGTGTTGTTTCTTTGGATGAAGTTGCAGAAATCTTTAATGCCACAACAGTTGTTGCTGATGTACGCCCGATTACTTCTGGTGGTTTGATTAGCGATAAGCAGAAAGGTTTGGTGAGCAAACTTGGTAAAGAAAAGTTGGATGGTGATGTGTTACCAGTGATAAAAGAACTGTTCAACAAAACTGGTTTGGCACAACTGACAACCAAAGAGGGTTCTGCGTTGATTAAACATTTGATGGAGATGTGATTATGCTATTTGAGGAAATGGATTCGTTACGACACAAGATGATCATTGTGCTTACAGATTTGGCTACAGCAGCCCGTGATGTGGTCAGGTCTGATGGCACAGATCGTCTTTCTATTACACAGTTGAGTGAAGCCTTGTACGCATACAACGCTTGGATAGGCGAGAATGAAGCGTGATCATTGGCGAGAAGATGCCGCCTGTTTGAATCAACCGATGGCATTTTTTTTTCCACATCACACTTTGACTGAGGATCGTTGGGATGTTGCGAAACAGTTCTGTTCTTCTTGCACTGTGAGGGATGAATGTTTAGGGCT